TTAACCAAATAAATGTGCTATGCTTTCTACTGCATCCGTCTTATCTTCATTCATAACATGAGTATAAATATTCATTGTTGTCTGTATGTCTTTATGACCTAATAAACTTTGAACTGTTTTCATAGGTACATTAGCTTCAAAAAGTCTAGTAGCATAAGAGTGACGTAAACTGTGGAAATTCATATCTCTTATATTTGCTTTTTCTAAAACTTTTTTAAAAGCTCGTGGAAGTTTTTTATTATCCATGTAGTTGCCTATATTATTAGGGAAAACTATGTTTTTATTTTGATATACTTCTCCTAAATATAATCGGTATTCTTTTTGTTTGGTTTGCCATTTTTTGAGCTTAGAATTAAATAAACTAGGAAATGGTATTGTTCTATAGCTTGATTGAGTTTTAGGCTCTAAAATCATAGTTTTAAGTGTTCTTGTACCATCTTTATTGATTACATATGCTTTAGATAGATTTTTGTTAACAGTTACTGTACTATTGAATAAATTTATATCATCCCAAGTTAACGCTAAAAGTTCTCCAAGCCTTAAGCCAGTAGCTAAAGCAAAAGATAGAGGCAATTCGTACTCTTCTCTAGCCAATTCTTTAATGAATTTCGTTTGTTCTTCTTTCGTAAATACTGTGAACTTATCTCTTTTAATTGCTGAAGGAAGTTTTGCATATCTACAATAATTATTATTTATTACTCCCATAGCTACTGCATCGTTTAAAGATGTAGATATTGTTTGTTTGATGTTAGTAACTAGACCGATAGAATTATCTTCTAGAAGAATATTAAAATATTTTTGAAAGTCTATAGTTCTCAATTCAGCAAGTTTTTTATTGCCAATAGTACTGTCTGCTATGTAATTTCTATAGTAACCTTCGTATTTTTTAAAAGAATTTGGCTTTAATTTATTTTGTTTATACTCAAAAAGCCAATTAAAGTACCAATCTTTCAACTTTGCTTGATTATCTTCTATATATAAATTTTGATTAACTTGATGCTGTAAAGCTGTCATTTTATCAACTACATCTTTTTTCTTAAAACTTCCAAATGTTTTTCTTATTTGTTTTCCGTTATTATCATATCCAACGGTAACTCTAGCTATGAAATATTTTTTATCATTTCTTATTTCGCATCTTATTGAACCCTCACCATTACTTTTGATTCTGTTTCTAGACATGATTAATTACCTCCTTTATATAAATAGAGGATATATGATATAATTACATTAAGTTATGGGGTATATTCATATATCCTTGAGTCCTTCATGTTACAGCATGGGGGCTTTTTTTTATTTTATTAGTCTAAATTATATTTAATTCCATTATGAACATCAAATGATTCAGCGATGTCTGGCAAATTTTTATAATCGAAGTTTTCAAAATTAATTTTATTAACTTCTTCTTTGTTTAATATTATTTTAACAGCATATTGTTCTTTTAAATTACCATACTGATCTTTAAATTCAGCTTTTGCTCCTATGAAAACTCTATTATAATTTACATCTATAGTGGTTTTTAAATAGTCAGAAACTTTCATAAGGAATCCTTTAATGGTCATATTTTCAGTTAAATTGTCAGATAGTTTGACATCAACGGCTAGGTAATCAATTGTTGAATTTTCCTCGTCAATACTTCCATCTTCTTTATATTTAATAGTGGTATAATCCCAGTTCATTTTTGCATTTTTATAATCATCGCCGAAAATTTTTATTCCAATTTTATCAAGAGTATCTTGTTTATTGGAAAATGGTGCCTCAGTTTCTTTACTTGCAATTGATTCTTTAGTTTCTTTTTCTGTACTTTTTTCTTCAGTTTTAGAAGTAGGCTTGTTAGATTTATCTTTATTATCTTTTTTATCAGGTGTATTAATCAAGCAAACTATAAATACAATTGCAGAAATTACTAATCCAATTTTAAAACTTTTATTATCTTCTTTTTTTCCTTTGCTTTTTTTTATAAGGATAGCAAAGATTATGGTTGCAGCAAAAGATATAACTCCAATTATAGGTAACATTATTTATCCTCCAATAGTTTATTCATTTTTTCAATATTTTTATTCAACTTAGCTAATTGGCATATTATTAAATAATTTTGATCAACCTTAATTCCTTCATTTGCAACAGAAGTATAAGTCAATCTATTTAAAAGAACTAAATCTTCATCATCTAACAACCCTTTAAGTTGATGTTTTTTAGCAAATTCATCTAACTTTTTGCTGTCGGTGTTCTTATCAAACAATCCCATACACATTCCTCCTAAAATATATTTAGTGTAAAATACACTTATTATAATAATACACTATACATAATAACCTTTCCAATTATTTCAACATTTTCATACTCTGTATCAAAAACTATATCTGTAAAAACTTCATCAGTAGACTCTGGTCTGAAAATAATTCTGTTATCACTTTTATAAAATCTTTTAACAGAATAGTTATAATTGTCATTAAACACAACTATATCCCCATTTGTTAAATCACATGCTGAGATATTAGTCAAAATACCTATTACACTTTTGTTTGGTATTATTTTATTCATTGAATCGCCATTTACTCTCATAATAGTTACATTAGGACTATTTGCATATTTACCCATTAAATTGTCTGGTATATAGATTTGAGTGTAACCTTGTCCTTCTATCCTCTCGGGACTACCTGCGGATACAGGATCATCTATGTACTTATAGGGATTCATAGTTGAAAGTTTTCCTAGTATTTCTACTTCAGGTTTAGTCAAATCTTTAGAAACTAAGTCATCAATATCTATATTAAATATTTTAGCGAAATCTGACAGAGTTCCAAATCTAGGCATACGAATACCTTTCTCCCATTCACTTATAGCAGAGGCACTTTTTTTACCGACCATTTTAGCTAATTCTAATTGTTCAAATCCATTTTTTTCTCTTAAATATTTAAGATTTTTAGGAAATATTTTATTTGACATATTAATTACTCCTTATTTATTTACTAAATTATAACATAAATTCTAAAAAATAGAAATAGATTTCTAGTAAAATAATTCTAAAAAATAGAAAAACAATGTTGACTTCTAAAAAATAGAAGTGTATAATAATAATTACAGAAGAGAGGTGATACTAAATGTGTAAAAAAACTGTTCGACAATTAAGACGTGAAAAAGACATAACTCAAGAACAATTAGCAGAATTAACAGGTTTAACTACAAGAACAATAACTCTTTATGAAAATGATACCAATAAATTAAAAAAAGCCAAATACGAAAATATAGAAAAAATTGCAAAAGCTTTAGATGTTTCAATAAATGATATTTTTTTACCCTCCACTTCTAAAAAATAGAAACAAAGTTGTTAGTGAATAACTGAACTAGAAATATCCAAAGTTTATGTTAGCGATATTTTAAAGAAAAATAGGAAACCAGAAGATAAACGAAAAGAAATTATAAGATTTCTAGAAATTGAATAAGGAGGGACTAATGGAAATTTGGGAAAACTCAAAGGAAAGAATATATAAGTTTGGAAATACAAAGAAGGATGTAACTGTACCACAAAAAAATGTAGAAAATATTTTTGATGAAATAGCTAAAATATTAAAAAAAGAGCTTCCTAAAAAAGCTCAAGTCACAAGTATTATTGAAGATATTTTAAACGAATATATAGGTGATTTAGCTTATAAACATATTGAATTGCAGGATAGAAATAATGAAGAATAGTTTACTACCACTAATAATTTCAATAATTGCATTAATAATTTCTTTGAGTATATTTCTAATAAATAAAAGGTCAAGAAGTACAATTAAAAAAGTAAATTATAAAAAACTTGGGTGTTATGATTGGGACGCATTTAAAAAATTAGAGGGATTAAGTGAACCATATATTAAACGGGAAGCTCATAAAAATGATAAGGATGTTTCAAGCCACCAACGTCACTCTTTACCTCTTTAGAATATTTTTTTAAAAAGGTAGGTCTTGTATCTCTGAAAAATATTTTTACAGTTTTAGAACCTTTTAAAGAGTCAGCTTCAATCAAAAAGTCTAAAACATTAAAAGAGTTATTACCATACATTTGGTAAATACTTTCAGGAATATTTAATTTACGAATTAACTTTTCATTAGTGTGAAGAAATAAATCTTGTATTTCCATATCTTGGAAATGAAGTTTTTTAATAAAGTTAATTTCGTTGTCTTGAGAATCAAGAACGTTGATATTAAAAATTGACAAATTAGTAGCTCTAGGATTAATTATTCGAAAGCTAATGTAAATATATTCGGTGTTGTTTTTAATTTTACTAAAATTAGTTTTAGTAATAGATGAATGAATTTCAGCAGAAAGAGTAACTACTGTCGGGTCAATTATTGTCAATGGAACATAATCTCTCTTAAAAGCGATTATTGACAAGAAGAGGGCAATGAAAGAAATTATCACAGGTAAAAATTTAGTTATAAAAGTAAAAAAACTCATAAAACAAATCATCTCCTTTTAGATGATTATAGCATAACAAAAGATAGGAGGGACTAATGGAAAACATAAAACAACAAAATAACATAACAACTTTTCCAGGAATATCTCAAGAAGAAATATATCAATGGAAAATAGAAAAATTGGAAGCAGAATTGCAATTAGCAAAAGAGCAGAAAGAAAAAGCGGAATTACAGTTGAAACTCAAAGAAGTGCCACCATTATTGAATGAGGTTGGACTTAGCAATTGGTTAGATATAACACCATTTGCAGCTCAAACATTATTAAAAACTAAAGGATTTCCAATGATTAATGTTGGAGGTAAAAAAGCTATCACATCAAAGGTGATTGAATGGCTAGAAAATAATGTTGAATAAGGAGAAAACAATGCAAAGAAAACTAAAGCATAGTAGAAATGTACAAAAAAATTGGTGGTTATATCCAATAGGAGCAGTAGCATGTATAGGAATTATATATATATTCTACAACATAGGATTAACATTAGGGAGCTGAACAATGATTAAGGAAATATTAGCAGCTGCACCATTACATTTTTGGTTATTTGCAGCAATAAGTTTAGTTTCAACAATAACAATATGCATATGGAAGATAAAAGAAATTAATGAGGAAGAAGAGAAATACAAAGATGAAGAGAAAAAAAGCCTTTAGCTGCGGTAACAACTAAAAGGCTTAACCAAATATTATTAAATATTCACTTAACGTGATTATATCACAAAAGGAGTAAATTATGGAAATTTTAGAAAAAACTAAATTTTATGTAGGAAAAGAAGAATTTAATACTCAAGAAGAAGCTGACAACTACATGGATATAAAAGCAAGAGTTGATGATTTAAAAAGAATAGCTAAAAGCAATATGAAAGAAAGATATATGAGTTTAGATGATGCGTTGGAAGATGCATTTATAACATTAATAGATAGAAAAGATAAAACGATAGATATATTGGAAAGACCATTCTAGGAGATAAGCGTATGAAAGAACAATTAAAAATATATGTATTAAAAGTATTGGTTAATCACAAAACTTATTATCTTGCAGGATTAGACCTTATTTTATCTAGGAATATTGAAGATTCAGTATTATTTTTCAAAGAGGATATATCCAACATAGATGGAAAGTTAGAGACTGAATTAGAAAAAGAACTAGGCGTAATTGTAACTTGTCTAGTTGAAGAAGTTGAAGAAGCGGATCGAAATATTTTATTTAACAAGATAGGAAGGGTAACACTTGTCAAGCAAGAATAAGGCATCTGAAATCATAAGTAAAGCTTTGATAGCGTCTTCTGAAGATGATGGATTGTAAGCTTTTAACTCGTGAGCCTTAGGATTTCTATAAAAGTAAACAATAGTATTTAGTAAAGCTTTTAGTCCGAAATACTCACTTTTTTCAGATTGAGTGCTTAAACTATTTAGAACAACTAAAGGTTTTTTATGGTTAAAACTATCAATTATTAGAGTGTTACCATCAGATTTTGAGCCGGTAAGTTGCCTAACTTTATTAAGTGGAATTTTAGAAGCTTCTAAAATTAGATGAAAATAATTTTCTTCAACTATTTCAGGATTGCATAAATTTAGTATAAGAGGATGGATTTCAAACAAAGATAATTTATCTTTTATCATATTGAAATTCTTTTGACCATCAGAAAAAGTTTCAACCTTAATAGTTTTAACTACTTTACCTGAATCATTAACTTTCAAACCAAGATACTGAATTACTTTATTTATATCAAATAGAGCTGACTGCCATTCAGAAGAATTACAATCATGCATTTTATCAGCAAAAACATACTCAATGACTTTTATAACTATAGACGAGTCATTAAATTTGTTTAAGTTTTGAGATATAGAATTATAAATTCTATTCCATTTGGTACTAATAGTGGAATCATTATCCATATTTAAAACTTGAAACATATAAGTAATTTTAGAACCTGTTGTAAGTTCAGCAAGTATACAAGATATTTTTTTAAGTATTTGTGGAGTTAATTCCATAGATATCACCTCAAAAATATTATAGCATAGCAAAAATATAAGGAGTAAATAATGAACATAATATTAGAAAAACTAACCCTTGGAAACTTTAAGGGAATTAAGAATAAAGTAATAGAATTTAAAGACAACATAACCAATATAGCAGGAGAAAATGCATCTGGGAAAACGACAATATATGATGCTTACAGCTGGTTACTTTGGAACAAAGATAGTCAAAATAAAACAGATTTTAATATAAAGACGATAGGAAAATATGGAGAACCATTACACAACTTAGAACATTCTGTTGAAGGAGAGTTCTTAATAGTAAGTGAAGATGAAAAAGTTCCGCTTAAATTAAAGAAAGTATTTAAAGAAAAGTGGACTAAAAAGAGAGGATCTAAAACAGAAGAATTTAATGGACATACAACAGAGTATTTTATAAATGATATTCTACTAAAGCTAAAAGAATATACAGCAAGAATAGAAGCTTTAATAACAGAGGAAAAGTTTAAACAGTTATCTAATCCGTTACATTTCAATATAAATTTAGACACTAAGAAAAAAAGAGAGTTGGTCCTATCATTAATAAATGACGTAAGTATAGATGAAATTATAGATAAAAATAAGGAACTAGAACCTTTAAGAGAGCTACTAGCTACTAGAGATATAAACGACTTAATGAAAATAAACAAAGCGACTATATCTAATATAAATAAGGATTTAGAATTACTTCCTATAAAGATAAATGAAAGATATGACAGCAAAAGAGCAGATATAGACTTTGACAAATTGGAGTTTAGAAAAAGAATTATAGTAGGAACAATAGAAAAAATAGACAATGATTTAGCTAAGAAAAATAATTCAGAAGCACTAAAAGATAAGCAGTTACAAATAAAAGAATTAATTATAAAGCAAGAAAATATAGTTAATGAAGTAGAGAAGAAGAACAGAGAAGCTAAAAGGAAGTATCAAGAAGAAATATCAGATAGAAATAAGAAGATAGAACATTGCAACACCTATATTAAAGAGGTTGAAACTGATAAAAAATCTGAATTAAAACTTTTAGAAACACTTAATGCTGAATTAATAGGGCTTAGAGAAAAATACGAGAATTATGCTAATGACAAAATGGAAATAGCAGCAGAAACTCATTGTCCTACTTGTAATCAAGAATTACCAATAGAGAGTATTCAGGAAAAAATAAATTTAATTAAAAGTAATAAATTAAGCGATATTTCAGATAAAGCAGATGGAATATTAAAAAAGATTGAAATAGTAAAAAAAGATATACAAGATTTTGATAAAAAAATAGAGCTAAAAAAAGATGAATTAAAGCAAATCCAAGACAATATTCCAACAGAACCAGTAGAAGAAATAATACCACAAGAATATCATGACATAACAGAACAAATAGAAAAATTAAAAGAAGAAATAAACAACTTTGATGTAACAGACAATACAGAACTATTAGAGAAAAAAAGTGAGTTAGAAAAAGAACTAGGAGAAATAAACTCACAGTTAGCTTTTGAAAAAGTAAATGAAGAAGCAGACAAGAAAATAGCTGAATATGAAGAACAGCAAGCTAAGTTAGGAGAAGAATACGACAGAGTATCAGAAATAATTTATCTATGTGAACAATTTATGAAAGTAAAAGTAGATTATATATCTGATGATATAAATTCAAAGTTTAGTCTAGTTAAATTTAAACTATTTGAAACCCAAATAAATGGTGGGATAAATGAAGTGTGCGAATCTACAGTTAACAATGTACCATTCAATGATTTAAACAACGCTATGAAGATAAATGCAGGAATAGACATTATAAACACATTAGCGGACCATTACAAAATAAATACACCAATATTTATAGATAACGCTGAAAGTGTAAATCATTTAGAAGAAACAGATAGTCAAGTAATAAGACTTGTAGTAAGTGATGATAAAGAATTAGTAATTAAATAAAGGAGAATACAATGGCAAATAATCAAGTACAAAATATACAGCAAGGACAAGTTTCACCAACTAAGCAAATGTCTGCTTTATTAGAAAGTGACAAAGTAAAGGGAATGTTTGAAAATGCATTAAATAAAAATGCGGGCCCATTTATAGCAAGTTTGATAGATTTATATAATTCAGATAGTTATTTACAAGGTTGTAATGCGCAAGAAGTTATGATGGAAGCTTTAAAGGCAGCAACTTTAAATTTACCAATAAATAAGAATTTAGGATATGCATATATCGTTCCTTATAAAAACAAACCTACTTTCACAATAGGTTATAAAGGTTTAATACAGCTAGCTATGAGAAGTGGACAATATGCAAACCTTAACGGTGGAATGATATATGAAGGAATGGAAGTAGAAGAAGATTATTTAACAGGAGTATTTAGAATTAATGGAAAGCCGAAATCAGATAAAGTACTAGGATATTTTGCATACCTCAAACTGATAAATGGATTTGAAAAGGCTTTGTATCTAACAAAAGAAGAAGTAGAAACACACGGAAAAAAATATAGTCCAGCCTATTCTAGCAAATACTCACCATGGAAAACTGAATTTGATTTAATGGGACAAAAGACTGTAATTAGACAATTGTTGAGTAGATACGGAATATTAAGTACAGAAATGCAAAATGTAATAAATCAAGATACAGACAACGAAATACAAGAAAGTATTAACTTAGAAGCTAATCGAGAGCCTTTAGACTTTCCATCTAACGTAGATTCAGAAACAGGAGAAATATTAGACGGAAAACCAATAGAAGCAGAGTATGAAGAAGTAAAAGAAGAATCAGAAGATGGAAATAAAGCAACTAAAAAAGCACCTTTCTAAAAGATATGAATATACAAGTAATAGCAAGCAGTAGTAAAGGTAACTGCTACAAAATAGATGATGGAGATACTTCACTTTTAATAGAGTGTGGTATCTCTTATAAAGAAATACAGGAAGCGTTAAATTTTAAAATATCAAGTATAAAAGCGTGTTTAATAACACATGAGCATAAAGACCATAGCAAAGCCTACAAAGACTTATTAAACAAAGGAATTAGGCTTGTAATGAGCAAAGGAACTAAAGAAGCATTAGGTATTACTGAAAATACAGTAAAACTAATTAAAGCTAAAGAAAGCATTAAAATAGGCAGTTTTAACATAATGGCATTTGATACAGTTCATGATGTAGCAGAGCCAATAGGTTTTTTAATAGAGAGTAATAAAACAGGTGAAAGACTAGTGTTTTTTACAGATACAATTTACAGCAGATATACATTTAAAAATATAGATTATTACATGGTTGAGTGCAATTATGTAAAGAAATTTTTAGACGATAAAGACATAAACTCTACATGGAGAAATAGAGTAGTTAAATCTCACATGAGCTTAGAAACATTATTACAGTTCTTAGCTAGTACCGACCTAGAAAGAACAAAGAAAATATATATAACACATTTATCAGATACCAATTCTGATGAAAGATATATAAAAACAGAGATACAAAAAGCTATTGGCAAGGTAATAGAGATTTGTTAAGGGGAGGGATTTAATGGCAAGACCAGCAAAAAAAGGCTTAGACTATTTTCCCCTAGATGTTGATATCTTAGAAGACATTAAAATTAAAAGAATAATAAGAGGTTGTGGAGCAAGTTCAATGACAGTACTGCTTTATCTGCTCGGTAATATCTACAAAGACGAAGGGTATTACATGTGGTGGAATGAAGATGTACCTTTTTTAATAGCTGATAGTATTGGCGTTACTGAGGGTCTAGTAAATGAAACATTGACTAAGGCTTTACAGGTAGATTTTTTTAATAAAAATTTGTTTGAAAGTTATAACATTTTAACTTCAAAGGGAATTCAAGAAAGATATTTCTTAGCAACAGAGAAAAGAAAAAATGATTATGTAAAAAAAGAATACTTATTAGTTTCTTTAATTAATGAAGAAGAAACAGAAGTTAATGTTGCGGAAACTAAAGTTAATGAAGAAGAAACAGGAGTTAATGTTGCGGAAACTAAAGTTAATGAAGAAGAAACAGGAGTTAATGTTGCAGTAAGTACACAAAGGATATTAAAGGATATAAAAGATAAAGATAAAGATAAAGTAAATAATATTAAAGATATAGGAGATATAGATATGTCCAATAATTTAACTTACTCAAAAATAATTGATAAGTGGAATTCAATATCTAAAATATCAAAAATAGAACCTATATCTAAAAATAATGATATCTATCTATCCATAAAAAGTTTAATAGAGAACCATGGAGAAGAAGCAATATTAAAAGCTATGAAGGAAATAGAACAATCAGATTATCTTCAAGGTAAGGTTAATGGATTTGCAATATCTTTTAATTGGTTTGTTGATAATAATAATTTTATAAATATATTAGGTGGAACTTACAGAACTAACAAGAAAAAAGGTAGATTCTACAAACCTTCTTCAAAAAAAGAATTAACAGAAGAAGAAAAAAAGTGTCTACAGAGATATGTACCTAATTTAAAAGTTTAACGAGGTAAGGAAAATAACAGGAGGACAATTGTATTTATGAGAATGGATAATAAAGAGACAATATTCCCGAAATTAGAAATTAAAGATAAAAAAGTATTTCTAGATGGATGTGAACTTAAAACGATGAAAGAATTTAGAATAGAAAAAAAGGAAGCTGGAATAACTGAATTTACCCCAACTTTATATGTAGAATTTAAAGATTTGGATTATTAATTAGAGAGTTAATGTAAGAAACTCCTATTTGAGAGATAGTTTTTAGGGAAAATACTCCAATAGTTTTAGCCCTGTCCTTTATGACCTTCCAGTTGTTATTATCTCTAATTGTTGATAAAAATTCGTGACCATCATAAGTGATATCATGTATAGATTTTATTCCTGGAAGAAACCTGTTCATTGTTTTAATTACCATTGCATCAATATATCCAGCTTCATAAAGTTTTAAACAAGAATATTCAATTTCATCAGAAGAATAATTTAGAATTTCTGATAGTTTGCTTGTTGTAGTGTAGCTATCAAATTCAAGGTTTTCTAATTGAAGAAGAATATCTCTAATACAATCAAGATTTAATTTCAAACAATCATCTCCTTTTAGATGATTATAACACAAGAATATTAAAGTAAATGGAGAAGTAAATGTATGTAAGTGAATTAAGAGAAGAACACCTTGATAAGATACGAAGCTATAACGGGACCAAGACTATAAAAGAACTAACGGAGATATTCAATATTCAAAACGAAAGTACAGAGAACTTAAGAAAAGTACTGAAAAGAAACAAAATCAAGTACAAGCATGAAAGAAAAGGATATCTAAAAAACTACAAAGGTTATACAAAGGCTGAACAAGTACCAGGAATAAAACTAGAGGTAGGAAAGAAATATAGTCTTACGGATAACACCAATAGCAAAGAAGAATTATTTACCAAATATCAAGGAAAGATTATAGGAGAATACAGAAACTATTACTTAGGAAGAACAGACAAAGGGATACTTTTTACGATACATAAATATCCGCTTTGTTATGAGATAAAGGAGATTTGATTGAAAGTAGTAATAGAAGGTGAGCCAGTAGCTAAAGGCAGACCTAGATTATCAAGATATGGAACATATACACCAGCTAAGACAAAGAATGCTGAAATAGCATTACAAATGGCTTGGAAGATGTTAACTAAAGATAAGATTTATTATGAAGATAAGCCAATAAGTTTAATAGTTGATTTCTATAAGAAACCTCCTAAAAGCACAAGCAAGAAAAGACTTAAGTTAATGGAAGATAAGATAATCAGACCTACAACAAGACCAGATATAGATAATTATATAAAACTTGTACTAGATGCATTAAATGAACTGGCTTACAAAGACGATAATTTGATATGCGATTTAAGAGCGAGGAAATATTACTCAATAAATCCAAGAATAGAGATAGAAATGGAAGAAATTAACTAACAAAATGTAACAAATGTAAGTCCTAAAAAGGAGTGGATAATATGAGTAAAAGTGCTATAGATAATAGAAATAAGTTTGTAGAAGATGTATTAAAATTTATTGATAATGTTGTACAAGATGATTTAGAGGTTATGCAAAAAATTTGTTGGGAGATTAATGATTTGGGATTAATAAGTGATGAACTTGTTGATGTTTTTGATGATGCAGTAACTGAACTAGATAACTTAAAAATACAACTTAAAACTGAATTAGAAGAAAATCCAGAACTATTACAGGAGGACTAAATGGTATCGTACAGACAATTAACAGAAGACGAAGTTTTAGAAAAGATAAAAGATGGGACAATAGGCGAATGTTATTATGAAAGCCTTAGCAAGGTTAAGGATTCTATAGGTACATGGGAAATAAAAGGATTAGATTTAATAAGGTCAATAAACGTTGATATTACAGATTTAAAACTAGACTGTGTATTTGAGAGAGTGGAGGACTAAATGGTATCAGCAATAATTGGAACGATAGGCTGGACAATAGCTATATTTTTTGTGATAGCTTCTATTGGATTTGTAAAAGAGAATAAAGGATTGCAAGACGAAAAAGAGAGATTAAAGCTAGAAAATATAAGACTAAGGGCGAAATTGGAGGATAAGGAATGAAAGATATAGATGAAATAAAGGAAAAATTAAAAGTAAAACAAGAAGGCAAGGACGGATTATGTGGACATATAAAAGTGCCTAAAGGCGGGACTTGCTTTATAGTATTTAGCTTTGGTGGTGGATGGGAGCATTGTTCTGTAAGTAAGAAATCAAAAACTCCTACTTGGGATGAGATGAATTACATAAAAGATATCTTTTTCAAAGAAGATGAAACAGTAGTACAATATCATCCTAAAAAATCTAACTATGTAAATTTACATGAGCATTGTTTACATATGTGGAGACCATTAGAAGATGAATTACCAGAACCGCCAACAATATTTGTATAAGAGGAAAGTGATGAAAGATAGAATTAACTGGCAAACAATAATAGTATTAATAGCATTATTTTTATTTGTAGAAAGTGTTTACACTACAGGGAAACAAAGACAGAGAATAAACACTATAAACACAAGGCTAGAAGAACAGATAAAAGAGCAAGATAAACTAATAAAAGACTTGAAGGAGAAGAACAACATTGAATAATGTAATTTTAATAGGCAGATTAACTAGAGATCCAGAATTAAGATATACACAAGGTGGAAATGCTATGTGTAGGTTTACCGTTGCTGTGGATAGAGGACTATCAAAAGACAAAAGAGCAGAAGCAGAAGCAAACGGACAGCTGACTGCAGATTTCATAAGTTGCATAGCATGGGGCAAGACTGCTGAATTAGTAGCTAATTATCTATCAAAAGGTAGACAGGTAGCTTTACAAGGTAGAATACAAACTAGCTCATATGAAGGGCAAGACGGAAATAGAATATACAGAACTGATGTAGTAGCAGACAGAGTGGAATTTATAGGCAGTCAAGGGGATAATCAAGGAAGTAACGCAGGATTTAATCAAGGGAACTACCAACAAGGGAACAACTTTGGTCTAGGTGATGATGCGTTTCAACTAGATCCTGATGACGTACCTTTTTAGCAGGTAATTAAATGCAACAAATATATGAGCGCAAGATGGATAAACTAATAGCATATGGTGGTAAAGATGGTATTTACTACACAATGATTAATGAAAACCAATATGTAGTAGCTAAGGTAAAGAATGAAAAGGTAGTAAAGAAAAAGATGTTTGGTAGTTTTGGAAAAGTTAAAGAATGGGCTGAAACTTAGAGGTGATTAATTGTTTGCGAATATTGAAATAGAAAAAAGAAAGGATATTTTAAGAGGTTTTAATTACCTAGAGGAAGAAATACGAAGAAAAGAAAGTAGATTACAATACTTAGAAAGAAGAATAGAAGATTTAAAAGTTCCTAGAGCTATAAGACTTAGAGATATGCCTAAGGATAACGACTATAGAATGTTTGATGATTATATAGATTCATATTTAGATGAAATTAACGAGTTGATTAACTTTATAAAAACAAGTAAGGAAACAAAAAGAAAAATAGAAAAAGCTATAGATAGCATAGACGATTGTGATATGAAAAGATTATTGAAACTTAAATATATTGATGGAATGACAATACGCGAGATAGCAGAAAAGCTATATCTTAGTGAAAGAACTATAAAAAGAAAGCATAGATTAGCGATAGGACAACTAGACGAGCAGCTTTTAGAGGTGGTTAATTGAACATAGAAGAAAAGAAGAAGATACTTAGAAGCTATAGCTATTACCAAGAAGAACTAGAGAGGCTATACTATCAATTAAATGAAATCAGAATAAAATGTTATGGCAAGGTAGGAGTTCAAGCTATTACATATTCGGATATGCCTAAAGGTGGTACTAGTCCAGATATGGCAGATGAAATAGCTAATATGGTAGATTTGGAAAGAGGAATAATTAAAAGGATATTGAAAATTCATTCTAAGATTAACAAGACAGATAAAGCTATAGAGGATTTAAACGATATAGATATGATAAGAATTATTAAGCTAAGATATTACAATAGATATTCTTTTAAAAATATATCAAAAAAAATACATTTAGGTAAAACTACAGTCCAAGATAAGCATAAAATAGCACTAGAATTACTTAAATTGTAAAATCCGACCGTTTTGGTCTATTAGCGTTCTAACACTTATGATATAATTATAGTGCGATAGTTGAAGAGATATCTCTATCGAATGAGGGAACGGTTCGTGTTAGAACCAACCAAGATAGTTTATTTTAAATTATCTTGTGTATATCGTTACATGATGCAATGTGATACAGCTAGAAGATAATCGGAGATTGAAAGTCCGGTAATCAATCTGTTGACCTATTTATATTCTTCTAGCCTAATTAGATGACAATACCTCTACTCCTTTATAGGCAGGTATGCCCTGTGTAGAGGTTATTATGTACTATAGCATAGTTAGATAATGCGGTTATTAACAGAATGTGAGTGCAAATCTCATGTGGTGCACCAAAGCAAGAGTTCATATAATCCTTTTTATATTTATATTAAATTTATTTCTAAATTAGACATTCGCTAAGAGTGTCTTTTTTAGTGCAATAAAAAGAGCCTACCAAGAGGCTCTAGTACCTAGCATACATATTAATAGGAAGTTTACATATGAAAAACTAGGCAACTACATAATATATAAAATATATGAATAAGTCAATAACAGGTTACTCAAATAGAGTGGGAGAATACATATCATAAAGTTATAAGCGGGAGGGCGCTGGATATGTAACGGGAGGAATTATGAACCTATCAATAATACATACTCCTAAGCTAGAAAGACCATATCTTTTAAAGAGAGAGCATGGAGAGTATAAGCAACACGCTCATTTTCACACAAGAGAAATGGCAGAAAAGTGTAGGAGATTAATTGATAATAATAAGTATCCTTATAGCAAAGAATTGAAGATTGCAGTACAAAGGATACTCACAGAAGAAGAATTTAAAAAGTTGAATAAAAAGGAAAGATATTACAACGTCAATAAAGGTAGGATTAAATGATAGATAAAATTAAAATGAATAACCTAGATAGTAAGATAATAGATTACATAAATGAGCAGGGTATGACTGCTGAACAAGTATCTGCAACACTATCAAGTATAATGCTTAAGGTAATGCAGTTACCAGAGAATAAAGAAGCGTGCGAATATATGGGGATAAATACTAAGCATATAACAACTAAGGACACAGGGGTAATGCTGATTCATTGGACAGAGAAATATATTAAAGGAGTCTAATATGTTAGATAAAGAAAAACAAAATAAAATAGATAAACTCCATCAACATATACTAGATGGAGCATTGCTGAATGAATTAACTAATATGGAAGTAGCATCATTGCTTACAAGTGTAATGAGGAATATATTGATTATGAAAAGAAACTCACAACTATTAAATAACATGGGTGTAGATATAACTAAGCTCACACCAGAAGTAGTAACATTAATTCAAAAAATATGGACAGAGGAATATATAAAAGAGAATGAGTAACAATTACAAATCAAAGCGTTGGATTAAAACTAGAGAGTGTGTGTTGAGAAGAGATGATTATCTTTGTAAGCAATGTAGTAGATATGGAAAGATAAAGCAAGCTGACACAGTACATCATATATATATAGCTGATATGTTTCCTTTTTTATTTTGGAATAAATTAAATTTAATAAGTTTATGCAAAGATTGTCACAACAAAATGCATAATAGGACAACTGGAGAATTAACTAAACTTGGACTTGAATGGACTGAAAGAATTAAAAATAAAATATCCCCCTACCTAACAGGAACGAAATTAACTTAACAGGGAACGAGGGGGGTCAGCCTTTTCCAACTATGCGACTAATTATCAAAAGGGGGTGTTGAATTGGCGACTAAAAAAACAAGATTACCAACAATTGAAAAGTTAAAGAAAGATACAATAAAAGAAATGGAAGAATTAGGGATATATAAAACTCAGTATAATAGAATAATAGGTATATACGCAGGTTTGCTAAGACAATACATTTCTTTTGAAAAACAATTTGAAAATAGTAATTACCAAATAGAAGAAGAATATACAAATAAAGCTGGTGCAACAAATATGCGAAAAACTCCTCTTTATTCTGCGATGGAAAGTTTAAGAAAAGACATAGTTACTTATTCTGATAGACTTGGGTTAAATCCAAAATCTTTAGAAAGTATTTCAGCAGAAAAAAAGAGTACATCAAAATTAGATATAATGTTGGCAAACCTTGGCTAAAGTAAAAAATAAAAATTTAGTTTACAAAAATTATGATTTGGTAATAAAATATGTTGAAGATATTATAATAGGTAAAAAACTAGCTAATAAAGAACAAATAGAAGGCTGTAAAAGATTTAAAGAAGATATAGAAAGTAATAAATATGATTTTAGACCTTTGGAAGCTGAAAAAGTAATAGATATAATAGAAAATTCATTTGTAAATATGCAAGGCGAAAAACAAGACGGCACTCCTTTAAGAGGAATGCCTTTTTTATTAGAACCTTTTCAAAAATATATTATATATAATCTTATGGGATTTTGGATAAAAGGCAAAAACATACGAAGATTTAAAGAGGCTTTTATATTTATTCCTCGTAAAAATATAAAAACATCATTCGCAGCAGCTTTGGCATGGGCTTTAAGTTTATACAATAGAGAGTCTGGAGCTAAATGTTACATAGTTGGTGCAGCATTAAAACAAGCGTTAGAAAGTTTTAACTTCATTAGGTTTAATCTTAAACAAATGGGAGAAGATGAAGATAGTTTTAGAATATTAGATAATAACTCCGAACATTCTATAGCTAGAGAGTTTGCCGATGGTTCTATGAGAATAGAAGCACTAGCAGCAAATCCAGATAGACAGGATTCATTAAACTGTAATATAGCAATAGCTGATGAATTGCATGCTTATAAATCTCCAAAGCAATACAATATTATAAAAGAAGCTATGAAAGCTTATTCTAATAAACTAATGATAGGAATTACAACTGCAGGAGATAATATGAATTCTTTTTGTTATAGGAGATTGCAGTACTGTAAAAAGATACTTACTAAACAAATAGAAGATGAACAATATTTTGTATTTATAGCAAAAGCTGATGAAGATAAAGACGGAAATGTAGATTTTACAAATCCAATTGAACATGAAAAAGCAAATCCAGCATATAAGGTTTCAATAAGACCTCAGGATATGATAAATGATGCAATGCAAGCACAGAATGATCCTCAGCAAAGAAAAGATTTTCTGGCTAAGTCATTAAACATTTATACATCATCTACAAGGTCTTATTTTAATTTAGATACATTTAAAAATTCAGATAGTAAATATAATTGGACTATTGAAGATTTATTAAAATTAAATATTGAATGGTTTGGTGGTGCTGACTTAGCGAAGTTTCATGACTTAACAGCGACAGCTTTGTATGGGTCATATAAAGATGTAGACATAATAATAACTCACGCTTTCTTTCCAGTAACTAGAGCTTATTTGAAAGCCGAAGAAGACAATATACCACTGTTTGGTTGGAAAGACGATGGTTGGCTTACAATGATTAATGGAAATATAACAGATTACACCGATGTTATTGAATGGTTTAAAGCTATGAGAGATAAAGGTTTCAATATAAAACAAATTGGGTTTGACAAAAAGTTTAGTGAAGAGTTCTTTCTGTATATGAAACAAAACAAGTTTAACATAATAGATGAACCGCAACTGTTTATAAATAAAACTAAAGGATTTAGAAGAATAGAGCAAAAAGCAATAGCGGGTAACTTATATTATTTACATTCACAAGCATATGAATACTGCGTTGAAAATGTTCATGGTATAGAAAAAACAGATGATATGATTCAATATGAAAAAGTAATGGCAGAAATGAGAATAGACTTATTTGACGCAAGTGTGTTTGCTGCTTGTAGAATGCTTAATAACTTACAAAAGAGAAAAACAGCTAGAGGCTGGTTAGGAAAGGGTGATTAATATTGTGGAATCCATTTAAAAGAATAAAAGCAAGAGCAGAACCAACAATTGAAAATCCATATATGCAATGGTGGATTGAAAGTGATAATAATACATTATGTGTTCCAGGCTATACAAGATTAAGTGATAGTCCAGAAATAAGAACAGCTATTGAAAGAATAGCAGATTTAATTTCAAATATGACAATTCATCTTATAGAGAATACAGACAATGGTGATAAGAGAGTAAAAAATACATTATCAAAAAAGATAGACGTAAACCCATGTAGTTATATGACAAGACAAACTTGGGTGCATTGGATTGTAAAAACTTTATTATTTGAGGGGAATTCTGTTGTATATCCTAAAATAAAGAAAGATATAATTATGGACTTGTACCCTGTAAATCAAAGTAAAGTATCTTTCAAAGAAGAAGTTTATGGGTATAGTATAAAAATAAATGGCAAAATCTATAGACATGATGAACTATTACATTTTGTTATAAATCCTAAAATGGATAAACCATATAAAGGTGAAAGTTACAAAGTAGTTTTAAAAGATGTTGCTAAAAACTTAAGACAGTCACAAAAAACTATTAATGAATTTATGAGTAATAAAGTAATACCGAGTTTGATAGTAAAAGTTGATTCAAATACTGCCGAATTAAGTTCGGATGAGGGAAGGAATGGAGTATACAAGAAATTTTTAGAGAGTTCTGAAGCTGGACAGCCTTGGATTATCCCAACGGAACTTTTAGAAGTAGAACAAGTTAAGCCTCTTACATTAAATGACATAGCCATATCAGACACAATTGAATTAGATAAATTAACAGTTGCAGGAATACTCGGTATACCTGCTTTTTTATTGGGAGTAGGAGAGTTTAACAAAGAGGAATACAACAATTTTATTCGTACTAGAGTTTTGACAATTGCAAAAGCCATTGAGCAAGAGCTAACAAAGAAACTACTAATAAGTTCTAATTTATATTTTAAATTCAATTCAAGGTCTTTATATGCGTATGATTTACAAGAATTGGGAAGTTTAGGGAGTGAGTTATATGTAAAAGGAATTATGACAGGTAATGAAGTAAGAGATTGGGTCGGGCTTAGTCCAAAAGAAGGGCTTGATGAAATAGTAATACTAGAAAACTTTATACCGATAGAAAAAATAGGAAATCAGAGCAAGCTAGGAGGTGATTATATTGAATGATAGAGTAATGAATTTTATGTCGGAATTTAGAAGTGTTGAGAATGAAGATGAAAAAATAATAGAAGGTTACTTTATAAGGTATAACGAAGAAACAGAACTTTATTCAGGAGTATATGAAGAAATAACAAGAGAAGCTGTTGAAAAGAATTTAAAAGGCAAAGATGTTAGATGTCTATTTAATCATGATACAGCTATAGTGTTGGGGAGAACAGGTAATAATACTTTAGAATTAAAATCTGATGAAAAGGGATTGTATGGAAAAGTTAGGATAAATTTAAACGATAATGAAGCAAGAGATATTTACTATCGTATTGAAAGAGGGGATATAAATGCTTGCTCATTTGGTTTTTATATTTTAGATGAGGGAATAGAAAATCGTTCAGATGGAACAACAAAAATAACGATTAGAGATATTGACTTATTTGAGGTTAGTCCAGTTACATTTCCGGCATACCCAACGACAAATATAGCTGCTAGACAAAAGCAATTAAAAGAATTAGAAGAAACACAAAATAAAATATGGAGAGAAACCATGAAAGGAAGGTTAAAAAATGGCACTACGAGCACTAATGTTAAATAAATATATTAAAGATAAAAACTTAGAACTTGAAAGAACAAAGGAAGAATTGGAAAAATTAAAGTTGAGGGAAGCAGAAATAGAAGAAGCTATTAACGAAGCAGAAACAGACGATGAAAAGAAAACTGTTGAAGAAACTGTTGAGGAACATTCTAAAAAATTATTGGACTTAGAAACTAAGATATCAACTTTAGAAAAAGAAATTAAAGACTTAGAGGCAGAAAAAGAAGAAACAGAAACTAAAGAACCCACTTCAGAAGTAGAAAAAACTGATGGTGAGCGTTCTTTTTTTAATGCAAATTTTAAAACAAGAGGAATGGGGGACAAAATATTGAAAGTAAATAAATACGAAACAAGGGAACAAATGTTAAATAGATTATCAACACCAGAAGTAAGAGATTTCTACGAAAACTTAAGAATAGCAGTAGTAGAAAAAAGAGGGTTAGAAAATCACAACTTAATAATTCCTGAAGAAGTTATGTTGGCTATACAACATAGAGTAGGAGATTACGCAGTATTAACTAAAGAAGTAAATACTATTAACTTAAAAGGTACTGCAAGATTAGTAATGAATAGTGGTTCTCCAACTTTATTCTGGACTGAAATGTGTTCAGCATTACAAGAATCAACACTAGGAGCTTTAAATCAAATACAAATAGACGGGTTTAAACTTGGAGGATATGTATTTGTATGTAATGCACTAATTGAAGACTCTATGATTGATTTTGCTAATTATATAGAGCAAGAATTTGCCAAAGCAATAGCTAAATTTAAAGATGAAGCTATAATGAATGGTTTAGGAGAAGCACAGAAACAACCAGAAGGAATAAGAACTTTAGTAACTGAAACATCAGAAATAACTAATATTTTAGGAATATTAGAAGCTGTGGGAAGTTTAGGCTATGGAGCAGATGGAGAAGTTTTACCTTATGTACCAGAAAAGACAATCGCTGTAATGAATAGAAACACATACTATTCAAAAGTTTTACCAGAAACATATGGTAAAGATGCAAATGGAAAGATTGTATATGGATTAGGACAAACTTTACCAGATGGTACGCCAATAAGAATATCTGAAACAGTACCAACAGGAGAAGTGGTTGTAGGAGATTTCAAAAATGGATATTTATGGGCTGATAGAAAAGGAACTACTTTTGACACAAATGATAGATTAAAATGGGTTGAAGAACAAACTGGATTCAAAGTAACTGGAAGACACGATGGTAAAGTGGTTCACAAAAACTTTTTCAAGAGAGTTGTGTTTAAAACAGAATCAGCAACACCAGAGGCTTAGATATGAAAGTAATAACTAAAGTAAAATTCAAAGATAAAAAAGAAGGTGTTATCCGAGATGTTGGAGACACCTTTTCCATATCCAAAAAAAGATATGAAGAAATTTTGAAAGTTGGAAAATTTGTTGAAGAAATAAAAGAAGAAACAAAAGAAAAATAAAGGTGTTGATAATATGGGAACACTAGAGTTAGTAAAGGCTAGATTGGGAATATCTAGTAGTAAAAGAGATGATTATCTAAATGCTATTATAGATGGTCTCGAAAAAGAATTAAAAGAGATCCAAGGTTTAATACTAGACTCTAAGAATCTAACACATCAAATGTTTATAGCTGATTATGCTTGTTACAGATATGAAAACAAAGGAGAGCAAAGCGGACTACCAAGGCACTTACAATGGAGGCTACACAATCTCATTATAGGTAATAAAAATGCTGACATTTGATGAAGTAGTAATTTTAGTAGAAGTAAAGATAATAGGATATGATGAATCTAAAAATCACATAGAAGAGAAAGTTGAAGCAGAGGTTTTTTGCAATGAAAAATCCATATCTAGGGTAGAGTTTTATAATGCAGGAAGTCAAGGACTTAAACCTTCATATATTCTGGTACTACACGATTTTGAATATGAAGGGCAAGAGAAAGTGATATATAAAAATCAAGAATTACAAGTATTAAAAACTTATAGAAACAATGATTATATAGAACTTACAGTAGGTGAGAAAATTGGCAATTAATTTAGATAAAGAATTGAGTAGTATAATCGATGAATATGTTTCTGGAGTCAGAAGTGGATTGGATAATTTAGGAGCAGAAGTTGCTGAAAAAGGTTTAAAAGAAATAAAAAAACTTGCACCTAGAGATAGACCTAAGTATTACAAGGGTTTCTCTATAACTACACAATATTTAGGAGTAAATAATACTTTTGTACTCCATAATGAAAAAATACCGAGTCTAACTCACCTTACAGAATTTGGAGCTGCTACAAGAAGTGGTGGAAGAACTTCTGCAACTCCTCACTTTGCTCCAACTGAAAAACTTATGGTTGAAGAGTATGAGAAAGGAGTTAAAAAACTATTAGAAAATGAATAAAATATTTGAATTAATAGAAAATGCTTTAAATAAACCTATTCAATATGGGAGAAATAAAGATAAGTTAACTCCACCTTATATTGTTTACTTGGGTGATGGAGTTAAAAAAATAGAAGCTGATAACTCGGTTTACAGTTCAAAAAACAATTATAGATTAGAGCTTTATTTTGAAAAGAAAGATGAAAAAATAGAAAATACAATAGAAAATATATTAAATGAAAATGAATATCCTTGGGAAAAATCCGAGGATATTTTTATTTCTGAAGAAAATATATTTGAAATAATTTACAACATTTAAGGAGGAAACAAATGGAAGGGAAAAATAATAAATACGAATATGGTATAGAGAATGTACACATATGGCCAATAGAAAATGAGAATGGACAAGATATAGAATATGCTAAAACACCAATAAGGGTTTTGGGAGCTGTAACAATGAAATTATCTCCTATAGGGGATAGTTCAACAATATACGCTGATAACTCTGCTTATGTAACAATATCAGCAAATGGTGGATATGAAGGAGAATGGGAATCATATCAATTACCAGAAGAAATGGAAACAAAAATACTTGGAATTATAAAGGATAACAACGGAGCTTTAATTGAATCGTCAGAAGCTAAACAAAAGAATTTTGGAATATCTTTTCAATTTATAGGGGATCAAAATAATGCCAGAGTATTTGGTTTTTATTGCTCAATGAGCCAAAGACCATCTGACGAAAAAACAACAAAAGGTGAAAGTGTAGAACCTACCGCTAATGTATTTACTTTTAAAATGATGCCTAGATTAAAAGATAAGTTAGTTAAGGCTAAATTATATGAGGACAGAAACCCAGAAGCATATGCTAAGTTTTTCGATGCTCCTTATGAACCAGTATTTACAACACCGGAGGCTTAATAAATGATAACTGTAAAAATAGATAATAGGGATGTGAAATTTAGTTGTAGTGCAATATTTGCATTCAACTACAAGAAGGTATTTAAGCAAGATGTACTAAAAGTCATAATGCCAATGATAAAAGCTATTGTTCCATTAACAGAAGTAATAAAAGAAGATGGCAATGGTCAATCAGAGATTGGAATTTCTGGTATTGTTTCTTTATTACCTCAAGTTTTAGATAATGCTGAAGATATAGAGCTTTTAGATGTATATAAAATCTTATACGCTTTGGCTTTAACAGCTGATAAAAATATAGGAGATTTTGAATCTTGGTTAGGCAGTTTTGAAAAATTTCCTATATTTGATGTTGTAGGTAAAGTATTCCCTGATTTATTAAATTCACTATCTACAACTATAGAATCAAAAAAAAAGAAACAGAGTCCGATGAAGAAGTAACGATCGATATGATAATGGTTGCTGCAACACAAAGGGGTTTATCTATAGAAGATTTTAAGGATATGGAAATAGGACAAATTAACGATTATATAATTACCTATAATAATTCGTATCATTCAGAAGAAAAGAAAAAAGATAAACCAATGGTAATAAAAGCAACACAAGCAGATTTTGACAACTTTTAAATATAACTTAAAGACAACTTTTATAGGTTGTCTTTTTTTATGTCTAAAAACAAGGTGGTGAGAAATATAGCAGGAAATATAAAAGGAATAACGGTTGAAATTGGCGGGAATACCACCAAACTACAATCAGCCTTGAAGGATGTTAATAAAACATCAAGAGATTTAAACCAACAATTAAGAGACATAGAAAAGTCTTTAAAGTTTAATCCAGGAAATCTTGACCTTGTAGCACAAAAGCAAAGAGTTTTATCTGAAGCTATATCAAATACGGAAGAAAAGCTAAAAACATTAAAAATAGCACAAGAGCAAGCAGTTGCTGCCTTAGAAAGAGGAGATATAGGACAAGATGAGTATGATGCTTTAAGTAGAGAAGTATTAAAAGCAGAAAACCAAATAAAGTCTTATAAAGGACAATTGGATAATTTAACTCCAGCAGAAAGAGAAGCTGCTAAAGCAAGTGAGGAAAGAAAATCCAAATTGAGCGAACTTTCTGGAGAACAAGAAAAATTACAGTCTAGTGCTGAAAAATTGTCAAAGTCATATGATTTACAGATTGCTAGTTTAGGTAATAATGCCAAAGAATCTGACAAATTAAAAATCAGACAAGAATATCTTAAGTCTGCAATGGAAAATACAGCGGCTCAAACTAAAAACCTTGAACAACAATTGGAATTAACTAAGGCTGAATATGGCGAGAATGCCACAGAAGTAAACAAACTTGAAAAAGAATTGCTAGAAACTAAAACGACAGCTCAAGAATTTGCAAATGAATATGCCAATGTTAGTTCTGGGCTAAACCAGTTTTCTGGAAAGATGGACAAACTTAGTTCAACAACTGGGAAAATGGGAAGTGCTTTAACTAAAGGAGTTACGTTACCTTTAACAGCAATAGCAGCTGCTTCTACAAAGACATTTGTTGAATTTGATAGTCAGATGAGAAGAGTTCAAGCTATATCGGGAGCAACTGGAGAAGAATTTGAGGCACTTAAAAAGCAGGCTTTGGATTTGGGAGCTTCTACAGTATTTAGTGCGACAGAAACAGCGGTAGGTTTTGAAAATATGGCTAGTGCAGGTTTTGAAGTCAAAGAAATTATGTCAGCAATGCCTGGGGTTTTAGATTTAGCTGCAATTAGTGGTAAAGATGTGGGTTTAGCATCAGAGGCAGCGGCAACTGCAATAAGACAATTTAATTTAGATGCATCGGAAACAGGACACGTCGCAGATGTTTTTGCAAGAGCAGCGGCAGACACTAATGCTGAAGTTGTAGATATGGCGGAAGCTTTTAAATATGCTGGACCAGTAGCATCAGCTTTAGGGTTAAGTATAGAAGAAACAGCATCAGCAATAGGGATAATGTCAGATGCAGGAATAAAAGGTTCACAAGCAGGAACAACTCTTAGAGGTGCTTTTAGTAGGCTAGCTAAACCTACTAAGGCTATGAAAGAAACCATGGGAGAGCTTGGAATTGAGTTCTTTGATGCTCAAGGAAAAATGAAACCATTAGGTAGCATAATTGGAGAATTACAAAGCAAAACTAGTGGTTTAACCGATGAACAAAAGCAAAATGCAATAACAACATTATTTGGTCAAGAAGCCCTATCTGGAATGTTGGCATTAATGGATGCTGGACCAGACAAGATAAATGAATTGACAGGCTCTCTTAATAATTCAGAAGGCGCAGCTGCTGAAATGGCTGAAACCATGAATGGTGGACTTGGCGGGGCTATTGAAGAAATGAAAGGTGCTTTGGAAACTGCTGCTATTTCAATAGGGGATGTTTTAGCTCCCGCAATTTCAAAAATAGCGGGATGGATAAAAGATTTAGTTGATAAATTTAATAATTTGTCTGATGGCTCTAAGAAAATGGTAGTTACTTTTGGAGCTATAGCAGCATGTATAGGGCCTCTATTATTAGTGTTTTCTAAGATTTTTTCGGTTATAGGTATATTTTCAAATGCATTAGCTGTTGTTAAAACAGGAGTTTCCGCTACAAGTGGTGCTTCAGCAGGACTTGCTAAAGTTCTAGGAAGTTTAAAAGGAGTATTCGCTGGTCTTGGTGCACCAATAGGAGTTGTTATTGGTGTAATTGTAGCAATGGTAGCTGCTTTTATAACTTTATGGAAAACAAATGAAGAATTTAGAAATAAGATAACTGGCATATGGCAAGGAATAAAAAATACTCTTTCTGGATTCTTTCAAGGAATAGTTGATAGATTAAATGAACTTGGATTTAAATTTGAAAGTATCACAGATGTTATTAAAGCAGTATGGATGGCTTTTTGTGATTTTGTAGCACCAGTATTTGAGTATGCATTTAAACAAATTGCCAATACGATAGAGACTGTTACAGGTGTAATTTTAGGTGTATTAGATATATTCATTGGAATATTCAAAGGTGATTGGGATAGAGTATGGCAAGGAATAAAGGATGTATTTGGTTCAGTTTGGAAAGGTGTAATAGATACATTAAAAGGATTTTTAGATAAAATAAAAGCTCAAGTAGATGTGGTATTAGGTTGGTTTGGAACTTCTTGGGATGGTTTTTGGACAGGAATAAAAGAATTCTTCGTAGGAATATGGGAAGGAATATCAACTTTCTTTTCTGAAAAATTAAATGCAATTAAGGAATTCTTTGTAGGAATATGGACTGGAATAGTAGAGTTTTTTACTGGTATATGGACAGGAATTACAGAAGCTGTATCAATAGCTTGGGAGACTATAACAAATATTATAAGTGTAGCTATACAGTTTATTGCTGAGATTTTTGGATTAGCTTTTGACTTGATTACATTACCATTTAGATTTATCTGGGAGAATTGTAAAGAAATAATAATAGGAGCTTGGGAGTATATAAAAGAAAAAGTAAGCTCTGCAATAAATGCAGTATCAGAAGTTATAAATACCGTAATGACAGCTATAAGAGATTTTATAACTCCAATATGGGAAGGGATAAAAACATTCTTCTCAACTATATGGGAAGGTATTAAAAGCACAGTATCTACAGTTATAAATGCAATAAGTTCAACTATAAGCACCGTTTTTGATGCTATAAAAACAAAAGTAACTACCGTAATGGATAGTATAAAATCTGTGATATCTACAGTATGGAATGCTATTAAAAATACCGTATCAACAATAGTAAATGGTATAAAAACAACTATTTCCACAATATGGGATGGAATAAAAACTAAGGTATCAACAGTAGTAAATGGAATAAAGACAAGTATATCAACAGCTTTTAATTCTGCTAAAAATACAGTAAGTACCATTTTCAATGGAATAAAAACAGCTATTTCAGACAAAATAAATGGCGCAAGAGATGTTGTTAAAAAAGCTATCGATAAAATAAAAAGTTTCTTTAAATTCAAATGGAAATTGCCAGATTTGAAACTGCCTAAAATTGTAATAAATGGTAAATTTTCTTTAGCACCTCCGCAAGTTCCAACATTTGGAATAGAGTGGCACAAAGATGGAGCAATATTTCAAAGCCCAACGTTATTTAACACCCCAAATGGCGTTCATGGAGTAGGAGAAGCAGGAGCAGAAGCTGTATTACCAATAGAGAAATTAAGTGGTATATTAGCAAGTGCATTAAAAGAATTAGGTTTTACTGGAAATAGCGATTATTCAGCATTGGTACCATTATTCGAGAAAATATCCAAACCTATAAATATAAATATAGGAGATAGAACTTTAGCTAGAGTTTTAGCACCATTAATAAGCGAGGAAATAGAATCTAGAAATCGTAGAGAGATAGGAGGAGTTGGTCTTGGATAAAATAGAATTTAAAGGAAAAAGTAACATGGATTTTAGAAACCTTTATGTTAGTGATATAGGGGAGAAAGTTAAACCTCAAGAAGAAGTAATAATATATGACAATATCCCAGGTCGCTCCGATACACCTATTGAACGTACAGGAAAATACAATGGATATACTAGGACAATTACTTTATACGATAAAGATGGAAATGTTAATTTTGACGACTGGCTAACTGGAGAAGGAAATTTGAAAATATCTAGAGAGCCAGGAGGATTTTACAAAGCAAGTGTATATGATGATTATAAAATAGTACAGGTAAGGGGACTTAATACAAGATATATTGAAGTCCCTTTTAAAATACAACCATTTTTCAGATTAGATGTAGGTGAAAATGCTATAGTTTTGGAAGAAAATTCATTAACTTTGTACAACGAATACTCTATACCGGCTAAACCTTTAATAAAACTCAAGGGAGAAGGTAATCTCTCTTTTTGGATTGGTAACAATTATATACAAGTGTATGATGTGATTGACCATGCTTTCATTGATAGTGAATTAGGTGTTTGTTATTCAGAATATGATAAAAAGGAAAAAAAGATTGAAGGGTTATTTCCTGTTTTAAAAAAGGGGGAAAATACTATAAAAAGAATAAATTGTAATATTGAAATAAAGCCTAGGTGGTGCAGATTATGGTAAAAGTATACGATCAATTGGAAACTGATTTCACCCATAATGGTACAGTTATAAAACCATATAGTTGTGAAGTTGAAGAGAAGACAAATGGCATGTTTAATTTAGGGTTAGAAGCCTCTTTGGAATATGTAGATTTATTGAAAGAATTAAACATATTAAAAGTTCAAACTCCAAGAGGTGAACAGTTATTTAGAATTACGAAGGCTACAAAGACTCTTAATGAAATATTAGTTGATGCAGAGCATATCTTTTATGATTTGTGTGGAAATTTCTTGTTAGATGTTAGACCTGTAGAAACAAGTGCAATGGGAGCTTTGAATTATATATTGGAAAATGCAAAAGTAGAGCACAGATTTAGAGGATATAGCAACCTTCAAGTTTACAATACAGCATATTATATTAGAAAAAACCCAGTAGAAGCAATTATGGGAAGTGATAATTGCATACTAGATAAGTGGGGAGGACTCTTAGAAAGAGATAATTTTGATATAAATATTTTAGCTGATGGCAAGGATAATGGTTATATCATAGAATATGGCAAAAACTTAATAGGAATAGAAGACGAACTGGATACATCAGAAGTTGTCACATCACTATTACCAACATGGGTTGATGAAGGAAATAAAGTATACTATCTTCCTGAAAAATATATAGATAGTCCATTAGAGGATAAATATCCAATACCCAGAGTGAAAGAATACAGGGTAACACTTGAAGAAGAGGAAAAGGAACTACCGATTAAAGAAATAGAAGCTCTTGTAAGAGATAGAGCTGAAAAACAATTTAGTGAAAATAAAATTGATGAACCCATTATAAGTATGAAAGTAGACTTTGTAGAACTTTCTAAAACGGAAGCATACAAAAAACTAAATTTTTTACAAACATTAAATTTGAATGATTATGTTACTGTCAAAGTTCCTAAGTTAGGGATTGATGTAAAATCACAAGTGGTTCAGTACAAATATGATGCTTTGGGTGAAAGGTATAAATCACTTGTTATAGGAAACTTTAAAAGGGATTTATCATCTATGAATTTTACATTCAATCAATTAAATAACAAAATTGATGAAGCAACAGACTTTTTAACAGGTGCAATGCAATACGCACAAGATGTAATAACTGGAAATAAAGGCGGTCATGTAATAACTAGGAAAGATGCTGACAATAAACCTTATGAAATATTAATTATGGACAATAGCAATATTGCAGAAGCAAAGAATGTAATTCGTATGAATAAAGAAGGAATAGGGTTTTCTAGTAATGGATATAATGGTCCTTTTTCAACAGCTATTACTATAAAAGGCGGAATAGTAGCGGATTTTATAAATACTGGTGTTTTAACTGCGGATTTAATAAAAGCTGGTACATTACAAGATAAAAAAGGAACGGTAATATTAAATTTAGATAAAGGAACCTTTGAAATGAAAGGTCGTCCTGATGGATCAAGTTCATCATTTACGTTAAATAACTATGGTTATAACATATATAGCTTTTCTGGAAAAAGAATATTCGGAATAGATGACCAAGGGAAAATGTTCCTAAAAGGAGATATTGAAACGCAGTTTAACCAAAAAAAAGCAATAGAGATTTCTGGTCCTGAAATTACATTTTATAGCCCTTCGAATGACGGAGAAAAAGTTACTGAGCTTAATTCCTATGGAGATGGTGGATCTTGGTCGCACTTTGGAAATAGGTATTTGGCTATAACAAGTACTATCCAAGGCGGAGAATATAATCAAGGTAAAATTGGACCATATATGGTTTTTGATATGAATAATAAACACTCTTCAGCTGATATGTATGGAGATTATCCAATTAGATTCTTTAAAAAGGTCACAGCTTTGGATGGGATGACAACTCCTAGACTTAAATGTCCAATAATAGAAGGTGGGCTGTGGATTCAAAACGGAAAGCAATACTCGATTGCTAATATAGAGCAAAGATTAAAATATTTGGAAAACAGAGTATAGAAAGGAGGTATAAATGGGTGTAAAAGAGATAGGAGAAAATAAATACAAAGTTAGTTTCACCCAAGGATATAGAGAAGAAATCCAAGTAGGGCAAAATGAAACTGGAAGAGTATTAAACTTCTTAATAACAGACGAAAATAACAAAGTAGTAAATACAGAAGGATATACTTTTAAGATGTTGATTATCACAAAATGGGATAAGTACGAATTAGAAGGAATTAGACAAGAAGACAAATCTTTTGATGTATTACTCACAAGTGAATCACTTCAACATTGGGACACAGGAGCATACTATCAATTATTCTTATCAGATGATACAGGAACTGTATTAACTAAAGTAGGTACATTAGAAATATACAAAGACAGAAGAATAAGAGATGTTGACGACATAAACCTACAAATAGATTATGAGTATATGAAACGAATACTTGTGTTACTTGATGGAGCTAATGAAAAAGCAGAAATGCTTCTAGAAAAAGCGATAGAAATTAAAAATGAAGTATTGCCACTTCAAGAAGATGTTAAAAAGATAAAAGATGAATATATAGAGATTAACAACAAATTAGTACCTATATATGACGTAGCTAAATATCTAGAAGAAAATATAGAAAAGATAGATGCCAATGTAGAAACTTCAACAAAAAGTGCAACAGAAGCAGAAGCAAGTGCAAAAAGAGCAGAAGAAGTAAAAGCATCTATGAATGATATATTTGAAACCGAAGAAGCAAGAAAACAAGCACACGAAGAAAGAACAACTACATTTAACAACTGGTGGAATATAATTGAAAATACAGCCACAGGTTGGAAGGCAACTTGGAATAAATGGACAACAGAATTTAAAAACTGGATTAGCAAATTCGAAGTTTTTCAAACAAATGAAGACACTAGGATAGCAAATGAAAATACGAGGATATCTTCCGAAGAGAATAGAAGGAGTTCATTTGAAAGATGGGCTTTACAATTTCAAGATTTCATCACTAATGATTCAAACCACAATTATAATGAAGAGCAAAGAACTATAAAGATGAATGAAATTATATCTGCATGGGAAGATATTAAAAATGATTTATCAGATGGAGATTTAGGGCAAATAGCCTTAGATTTAAATAATTTGAAAGATATTACATCTAATCATATAAAAACTTTAACTATAAACTCTATAGATAATACATTGGAAGCGTGGTTTGAAAAAGATGTTAGTACACCAAGTATTATATTAAATCTTCCTAAAGGGTTTAGTGGTAGTTACAATGATTTGATAAATAAACCAGACTTAACACAGATGTATACAAATGCTTCTATAAGTGGTGAAACAATAACATTAACAAAAAATAATGGAAGTAAAACACCTATAACACTACCGAAAGTTAACTATAACAATTTAACAGACAAACCAGTAAATATAAGTCATACATCTACTAATTACAGTTTGGAGAGATTTGGAAATCAAGTAAATATGATAATAAAGGCTGGGACTCCAACAGCTACTGTAAGAAGTTGGGTTTTACCAATAAATTTTAGACCAAGAATAAGCCAATGGACATCATCAGCCTATAGATTTGATTCTCTAACAGTTCATTTAATATATGCTGAAATAACGGAAAGTGGAAAAGTAAACTTGAATGCATATATAAAGGCAACACAATCAGAGGTTATCAATAAAATAGATGGCACAGTTTCACAGAATATAGTATTAAACTACTCAATTTAAGACAACATAGAGTGTCTTTTTTTATTGCTTAAAAGGTGGTGAGAAATGGAAAGTTTTTTAAAAATTATTTCAAATATTAATACGATAGTACTAATAATAACAGGATTATCTATAAGTGGAATACTAAAAAAATACCTCAATTGGAAAAAGACAAACATAGAAAAATCCAACGAAAGAATTATGCTTATAGAAAAAACTCAACTTGCTATATTACACAACAAGATATATATGACAACAATTCAACTTATCGAAAAAGGAAGTGTAACATTGGACGATTTAGAAGATTTAAGATATCTATTTGAACCATATAAGCAATTGGGCGGAAATGGTACAGCAGAGAGATTATATTCTGAAGTGCAAAGATTGAAAATAGTTAAAGAAGAAATAAAGAGGTGATTAAATGAGTAAAGAATTTATAGGTTTAGAACCAGATGAAGTTATAGAATATGACGATGAGTTGGGGAAAATAACCGAAGATGAAAGAATTAAAAATGGAACAGATAATTATGAGGGAAGCTCATTGGACGGAAAAGGTGAAGGCGATGAGTAAAAGCTTAAGAATAGTTCAAATGCTTGTTCCATCTAGTAAATATAAAATTAAATGCCCTTATGCAATGAATCCAACTAGATTAGTTATACACAACACATCAAATTCAGCTTCAGCACTAAATGAAATTTCGTACATGATAAGAAATAATAATAAAGTTTCTTTCCATTATGCTGTTGACGAAAAAGAAGCTATACAAGGCATTCTTTTAAATAGGAATGGGTGGCACGCTGGAGATGGAAACGGTACAGGTAATAGATATGGAATAGGAATAGAAATTTGTCGTAGTAAAAGTGATACTGCTACTTTCTTAAAAGCTGAGGATAATGGTGCATTCTTAGCTGCAAAACTATTAGTTCAGTATGGTTGGGGAATGGATAGACTAACAAAACATCAAGATTATTCTGGAAAATATTGTCCTCATAAAACTTTAGATTTAGGTTGGACACGTTTTAAAAATTTAGTACAAAAATACTATAACCAATTGAAAAAAGGCGGTTCCGCAACTGGAAGTACAAATAACACAATAAATACAAATAATGATAAAGGAGATGATTTTATGAGTAATTTTGGTACAAAACCACCGGTAGTAATATCAGCACTTAATAAATTCAATAAAGACGATGATTACCAAGAAGCTTTAAGAATATTAAGAAATAAATTTTATCCATCATACAATCCAGTAGTAACTTATAGTGGAGACTTTAATTATGAAGGACTTAAAGGAAAAATAAATTACATTATAGGGTTAGGAGATTCAAAAGGAAGTCATACAGGATATTTGAATTATTTTGTACCTGGAAAAACAGGAGCAGAAATACTAAAAGAAGTAAGAAAATTAAATGTATGCGACATGGTATTTTTTAAAAAGACATATAAGGTATAAGGAGGATATTTATGATAAGTAATAAAACATATGACATATTAAAATGGGTAGCAATATTATTGTTACCCGCATTATCAGCATTAGTAGGAACAGTAGGAGCTGCAGTTTCATTTGAATATACTGAAATAGCTGTAATAGTTATAAATGCTATTGCAGTTTTTATAGGCTCGGTTATAAAAGTATCTACAGATAAATATAATAAAATAGATGAGTAGAAGATAGGTAGGGTAAAACCTACCTTTTTTTTTGATGGAATTAAAAAGGGTAATATATATATTACAAATTTGGAGCTTGATTTGTTACAAAACAAGAGGAATAATTACTTGTTTTTGAAAGAAAATTAACAAAATATAACAAAATGAACTAATAGTAATATAAAAGCAAAATTTCAAATATAAATATTCGTTTTTGTTAAGTAAAAAAATGATTTACAGTATACTAAAATTAATATAATCGATTGTATAAAAAATAAAAAAGTTAGGAGAATAATAAATGAAAATCAAAGTAAAAAGAATAGTTGGATTGCTAATGTTTGTTACGATTAGTTTAATATCAGTAGTACCATCAAAAGCATTGGCAAGCGTGGACTATAAAGTACTTGAGAAAAATGAAAATTATGAGAAAACATCATTTATAGAAGAAGATGGCAGTACATCTATTGCAGAGACATTTATAGATGGTAATGGTGAGTATTCATATAAAATTACCAATAATAAAAGTAATGATATTATAGAAGTTGAAAATGTTGAAAATAAAATCGTAGTTAAAGAAAATGATGATATAATTAAAGAAATTGAATTAGGAACAGAAACAAATGCTAACGAAGATAAAGCAACTACTAATACAGGGATAGTAGCTAGAGCGGCAGCATCTTGGAATAAATGGCATTATGCGGGGACTACTAAAACAGATAAAGTATTCTTAATAGGTTTAGGGGTAGCAGCTGTTTCAGCCATTATAGGTTCGATTCTTAAAATGGGTGCAGGTACAGCTGTTGTTGTTGGCATAACAACTCATATTTTACAATCAAAAATACCTAATGTCTATATAAAAATAGTTTCAGAACAAAGAGAATACAAGAAAGGTCACTTAGTTCTCAAATACCAAAGAAGATCAAAAACTTCTTTTTATAAGAATAGTAATTATACTGGTTTTATAAAAAGTCATACAGCTACAGGCAAGGTAGTTAATTTAGAGGGGATGCCTTAAAAAGGATTGTGTATGTTTGCGGAGATAAATAATGAGGGAATTTAAAATAAAAAAATCAACAGCTTTAAATATAAATTTATTTTTGAATATATTAATGGTTTTAACCATGTTCATTTTTTGGAAGAAAAAAGTGAATGAATATTTTTATTTAATCCCTATTACAATAATATTAATAAAAGACATATATTTTTCAAAAAAGCATATGCGTAAAAAATGGAGCATAATAGATGCTTTGATATTTATCATATTTATATTATTTCTAAATTTATACTTTAATTCATTAAGAAAAATATATATTATTATAGCGGTTATCGTTATGTTAATAATGTTTATTAGAGAATATATGTTTTTTTCTAAAAACTGAAAAAACAGTAAAATACCCTATAGAATCAAGCCATACTTTGATACCTCTTACTTAATACAAGAGTAAATAAGGGGTATTTTAAAAGGAATGTGTATATTTAAACATCAAAAGAGGGAGTTACTTATCTCCCTCTACATATTCAAATAAATCTTCAACCGAACAGTCTAAATATCTGGAAATTTTAACTAAAATATCAAATCTAGTTTTTGATAAATCTTCACGATTAACTAAGTCATGCATAGTGGCATATCGGGTATCTAAATCATTACTTATTTTGTATATGGTTATTTTTTTACTATCTAGTAATTTATTTATGTTATTTTTTATCAT